GGGTACCACAACGACGCCGGCATCAAAGCGCGGCTCATCGCCGAGGACGTCGCGCGCTTGATTGGCGAGACCATCGGCACCTTCGTGCCCGCGGCCGAACGCATCGGCGTCGACTATGCACGGCCGGCGGGTACCGCTTCGAGCGTGCTTACGGCGATCATCGGGGCTGCGGGGTGGTGGGTGGACTACCAGGGCGTGACGCAGGTCGGAGCGCGTGCTGCAACGCCGGTGGACCCCAAGCAGTACACCTTGCTCTCGTACGATCCGTCCGAGCGCACGGCGACGTTGCAGGTGGACGACCCCGGGGCGATCCCCGTGGGCGCGACGCTCACGGAAGGCCTCGACGTGCCGGGGGTGGTGCGCGAGCTCGAGATCACTGCGAGCGGTGAAGAGGCGCTGCGCATCAACGTGTGGCTTGGTGGCATCGCACAGGGCGCGGCTCGCCTCGCTGGCTTGCTTACCACCGTTGTCCGTCGTGTGGCCGAGGATCGCTTGTGGGGCGTCTACAGGTACCGCGTGGTGTCTCAGGCGTCCGACGGCCGGCTCGACCTGCAGGCGGTGCAGAATGCTGCTGGCTTGCCGGACTTGCGTGCGATCACCATTTGGCCCGGCACGTCGGGAACGTGGGCGAAGGTCACGCCCGGCAGTGAAGCGCTCGTGATGTTCGTATCGGGCGACCGTGCGCAGCCGCTGGTGATGGCCCTTGGGCCGTACGGGCAGGGCGGGTTTGCGCCGGCCGAGCTCACGCTTGGTGGTCCCACGGGCGCGTACGCAGCGCGCTTAGATGATTCGGTGGAAGTCGAGCTTCCTCACGGTGTAGCTCCGAGCGGCGGTGGTTCGATCGTTTGGACACCGCACACGCCGACGGATCCAACCGCGACGGGCAAGATCACGGGCTCGAGCAGCAAGGTCAAAATCGCATGACACAACTGACCGACGCGATAGACGAGCAGATTGCACTCCTTTCGATCGTGGATCGTGTGGCTCCTACGTTCCTCGGGTACGGCACCGACCTGTCGTGCATCACCGATGTGACACCTAACGTGGATGAGGTGAATCCAGCGTCACCGACTGCGATCGGAGAAGCCGTGTTGCGCCGCCTGATCACGCCGCGCGGTGGCGTCATCGACGATCGTGGATATGGCTTCGACCTGCGCGGGTACTGCAACCGCGGTGTGACGAATGCCGATCTGCGCTCCATCGGCGCGCGCGTGCGGGCCGAGTGCAAGAAAGACGACCGTGTATCGGACGCGGACGTGACGATCACCTACTCGGATCGTCGGCTGTCAGTCACGATCATCGTCACACCCGAGGATGTCACGCGCGATGACTTCGCCCTGACGTTCTTCGTCACAGCGGACGGGATCGAGTTGCAAGAAAGCATCGATCAGCATGGCTAAGCTCACCATCGACGACCTGATTTACCCGCTCACGCGCGAGGAGGTGCAGGCCAGCATCTACTCGGTGCTGTCGCGCCTGGGCGTGAACACCACCACGTGGAAGTCTGGCTCGGTGGTGCGCACGACGATTGTCGCTGTGAGTGCGGTGTTCGCTGGGTTCACCACCACGATGTCCTCGATCGCACGGTCGGGGTTTTTGGAGCTGTCGTCCGGTGAGTGGCTGACTCTGGTTGCTCGGTACGTCTACGGCGTAGAGCGCAACACGGCCACGTTTGCGACCGGGTCGGTCGTGCTGTCGAACGCGCAAGGGGGGATCTACACGCTCGACGCGGGGGACTTGATTGTTGCGAACGCGGACACGGGCCGCACGTATCGCAACACGGCGCCGTTCACGCTGCCGGCCGCCACCGGCACGCCGCCGACCATCGTTGTCGGCACTGTCACCGTGCCGATCGTGGCCACGGACGCGGGGGCGGAGTCGAGCTCGGACGCGAACAAGATCACGCGCATGGTCACCACGCTGCTCGGTGTGACGTGCACGAACCCGGGATCGCTCACCGGGTTCAATGAGGAAGGCGACGCTGCGCTACGCCAGCGCTGCAGTGAAACCCTCGGAGCGCTGTCACCGATGGGGCCGTGGGATGCCTACAGCACCGCGCTACGCAAGGCCACACGGCAAGACGGCACGTCCCTGAACATCACTCGGGTCGGACTCACTGCGGACGGCTACGGGCACGTGGATGTGTATTGCGCCACGGACGCGGGTGGCGTCACCGGGGATCCGAACGATCCGACCACGGACCTCGGAGCTGCGTTCGCGGCAGTGCTGCACTGGGCCGCTCCGCAAGCGGTCACGCCGCGCGTACACGGCGCGAGCGACTTGATTCAGCCGGTGAGCTACAGCGTGTGGCTCTACAACACATCGGGCCTGACCGAGGACCAGATCAAGGAAACGATCGCGGCTGCGCTGCGTGAGTACTTCCCCAAGCAACCGGTGGGCGGCAACGTGGCCGACGCACCTCCGGGGGCCATCTATCACGACACCATCAAGGCTGCGATCGCGCAGTCCATTGCCGAGATCTTCCGGGTGGAGCTCTCCTCGCCGGCGAGTGATGTGGTGCTCACCGCGGACCAAGTCGCGGTGTTAGGCGTGATTACACCTGTACTTATCAAGCCAGTACCGCCCCCGGAGGCGTTCCACCCCTAACGCCATGGCCACCGAACCTCAAAGCATCATCCTCACGTTCCGGGACGCGATTTGGCGCGCGTCGCCGCCGTGGCTCAAGACGGGCACCGCGCAGCGGATCCTGTATTCGATCGCGGTGCAGGTCGACGCGGCCGGAGATGCCGTGACTGCCGGCGTGAAGCTGCGTTTTCCCGGGGTGTACACCTACGAGTCGTTACCGCTCATCGGCCGTGAACGGCGGATCCGTCGAGGCCGTTCGGAAGCAGATCAGAACTACGCTTCGCGCCTTCTGCGCTGGCTCGAAGACCACAAGACGCGTGGCGGCCCGTACGCGCTGCTCAACCAGCTCTACTACCACTACGCGCCTGGCAACTTTCCGATGGTGCTGATCTACAGGTCCGGCGGACAGTTCACGCTCAACGTGGACGGCACGATCACGTACGTCGAACTCGGCACGCTACCCACGGCGCAGTGGTCGCAATGGCACTTGCTGTACTTCACGGACACGTTGCCCGTGAGCACTCCGGCCGATCTGGCCGATCTTGCCGTGGTGCCTCGCGAGTGGATAGCCGCGCACTGCTTAGGGGAGGTCATTGTGATGCCCACCGGGGCCGAGCTGTGGAACTACCCGCCAGACGAGCTGTGGAACGGGCCCGGTACGTGGAACACGGTCGACACGTCCATTCGCATCCCTGTGAGGTGACAACCGTATGGCACATGTAATCACTGAAACGCCGTCATTCGATCCCGACATCGTGGTGCCCGACGGGACCGACTCGCGCGTGGATGCAGCGGAGAAGGTTGCAGCGATCGCGCAGAAGCTCGGGAACCGCAGTCAGTACCTCAAAGCGCGGGCTGACGACGCTGCGCAGCGCGGCACGCCGAACACGTTCACAGCAGCAAACACATTCACTGCGACCACCACGATGGCCGCGGTGCAGATCGACGGCAACGTCTCGGCGTCAGACGGCACGGTCAACGTGTCTGGCAGCCTGGCAGTCTCCAGCGCGGTCCAGTCGGGCAGTCTTACGGTGAGCGGTGGCGCGCAGATCAACGGCGCGATCTCTGCGTCCGACGGCACCGTCAACGTGACCGGGAACCTTGCTGTAGCGACTGACGTCTCGGGCGGAACCCTGACGACAAGTGGCGACGTCCGCTTGACCAATAACGCCAAGGACGTGGTGTACACGTCGGGTTCGCTGCCGTTGCGTCCGGTCAACATCCCGCTGCATCTCGGCAAGCTTATCTCTGCAAACGGTAGCTACGACACCGTGTTTGACACCTGGGGTCTGACGCTGTCAGCGGGATCTGCGGTGATCCGCTTTGCCGTGCCTGTTATGCCTCGTGGCTCTGCTGCCATCGGCATCGAGGCTGTTTGGCGCGCGCATGCCTCAGCCGCGTCGAACTCAGCAAAGCTGCGGATGAACGCCCAGGCAGCGTGGGTGGCCACTGCCGGGGACCTAGTCGCCCCGACGGACCCAGTAGACATCATCACGCTGACTCAAACCCTCGGCTATTCGGCAACGCAGTGCACGATGTCCACTCTGTTTTTGCCCGCATCGCACACGGTGAATAATGCGGGCGAAGCCTACTTCATCGACGTGACGTTGATAGACGGACCTAACAATCGCCTGTTCGGGCTCCGCGCTTACTTCCTAGACCCAGGCGCTCGGAACGGGTGATCGCGCATGTCATTTCTAGACCCAATCACTGCAGCTGGCCCCGCGACCGACCTCGTAACCACGGGCGAGCCTGTCAACGTTGGAGGCTCGGCACCTCCCAACCCCGGCGACGTGCTGACAGCTGTCGACGCCGAAAATGCAACGTGGCAACCGGGCGGCGGAGGAGGCTCGGGCGGGAACGCAGGCGGCCTCGAGACGAGCGGCGACCCGATCAACGTAAGCGACGCCGCGCCGCCCGTGCCCGGGCAAGTGCTCACCGCAGTCGACGCCGAGCACGCCGTGTGGCGTGTCCCCGGGCTCCACTACGACCCGAGCATCAAGTTTTGGACGGCTTCGGCGGGCTCGGCGACCATCGCCTCGGGAACCTGGGGATTCATCGAGCAAGCGGTCGATGCCGTTGATCCGATCGTCGTGTACATCGTGTCGTCACTCGAAGCGCCGCCCGTCGACGCGCGCTTCGGGCTGTACGTCGGGCGCGACGTGACGGTGCCCGTGTCGGTCAGCGTGCTCGGCGCGTCGCAGATTCAAGGGCTCGACGGCGAGCTCGGGCCAAGCACTGCGCTGTTGCCCGGCGCAGATTACGAATGGGTTTTCTACCACGAAGACGGCGCCGCGCTTTGGGGGCTCGTGAGCGACACGGCGAGCATCGCCAAGGGCTTGTGGTTCGACGGTGGCATGGTCGAGCTGCGCACATCGCCGCCGCCTAACCCGGGCGACGTGTTGACAGCCGCTAGCGACCCGAACTTCGCCGTGTGGATGGCGCCGAGCGGCGGTGGCCACGGGCTTGATTATGCAAGCGGCTCATCGCCCGAGATCGGGCAATGGGTCATCGCCGCCAACAACACAGACGTCGTGTTGCCGATGCCGTCGGAAGCAGGTCAACGCGTTGGCGTTTACATGGCCGGCGCCGACAACGTCAACGTGACGAGTGACGCGTATATCGTGCTCGGAAGAAACACGGCGCCATCGCATCCGCTGCGCCCGGGTGGTTGGTACGAGTGGGCCTCCATGGACTTCGGCGAAGACATTCGTTGGGTGCCGCACGGCGGGCAAGGTGATGAAGCTCGGCCACCACTAGAAGACGGCGGCGGTGCGACTTCCACACCGGCGATGCCTAACCAATGGATCTTGGCGCCGAACGGTGGCGTTGCCAACGCCCCGTCAAATCCACAGAACGGCGATTCTTTCGCAGTCTACGTCAACGGGGCAAGTGCCAGCGTTGTCGCCGCCGCTGGACATTCGATTGTCTCGCCCGATGGGACAACCATCGTTGCTAGCCCGAGCGCGCTCGCGCTTCCGGGCAATACTTACTACGAATGGATTTGGATTGATTCGACGCTTCAATGGAAGCCGAAAAACTACCTCGACGCGCCCGGCAACGGACTCATTCGCTCGGGCAAGACGTTGGCGGTCGGTGCGAATGCCGACGGGTCAATCGTCGTCAACGCCGATGATGTGAAGGTCGGCGTGCTGGCGACCGATGCGCAGCATGGCGTGCGTGGAGGCGGCACGTTGCATGCCGCGGCAACTTCGAGCTCGAACGGATTCATGTCGGCTCAACAAGCCGAAAAAGTCAATCAGTTATCAAATACGTTCAAAGAGCCCGCGCGTGCAGTCGCTACAAGTAACGTAACGCTCAGCGGCATTCAAACTATCGACGGCGTTTCGCTTGTGGCTCTAGACAGAGTTTTGCTAACCGGCCAGACGACACCGGCGCAAAACGGACTATGGGAAGTCTCATCTACCGCATGGGGAAGAACCTCAGACGCTGACGGGATATTGGTCGCAAACGAAGTCAAATCGGGAATGCTTGTCTATGTCAATGAAGGCATCGCAAACGCCGATACGTTATGGGCGCTTACTACCGACGCACCCGTCTCGCTGGGCTCTACGGGCCTGACATTCGCCCAAATCGCAGGGACCAAAGGCACTAACAACCCGACCGATATCGTGTCATTTGGCACGCCTACCGCCGGAGTCAGTTCACAATGGACACCGCGAGACCATAGACACGCACTTGTTGGATCGCACAAAGACGCAGTCAGAGCGATTGCTACGTCCAACATTATATTGTCGGGCACGCAAACTGTCGATGGTGTAGCTTTAGCGTCACTTGATAGATGCTTGGTTGCCGGGCAGACCTTACCGGCAAACAACGGCATATATATCGTAGCGGTAGGCGGATGGTCGCGTGCAAACGACGCCAGCTCAAACGCTAACATGAGCGCCGGAACGCTCGTGC